GCTTGTACCGCGGATCGGAAATGCGGGCCTGCAACCGGCCGTCGTCGGTCAGGATCATCAGCCCTTCGCTATCCATATCCAACCGGCCAGCGGGATAGACCCCGGGCACGTCGATAAAATCCGACAAGGTCGGACGCGGCGAACCGGCGGTTCCTTTGTCGGTAAATTGCGGCAAGACGCCATAAGGTTTGTTGAACAGAATGACGCGCGACATCCCCATCCCATAGCGAAGCCGCCAGAAAAGGGGAAATCATCTTATCGGTGTGCAAATTTATAACCAAATAGGTAAATATATATTGACATCGTAACGTTATTTGGTTAGTGTTGGGCATAGTCGAAAATTGCGATTCGCGGCGCTGCGGCGTTTTTGCGAAAATATCACGGGCTGAAGAGCGATCTTCGGCCCTTTTTCTTTGGGATCAGGAGGTATGCGATGACGAAAGATAAAATAAGCGTGCCCGACACCCGTTTGAATGCGCGGACCCGGCGTCTTTTCCTCAACCATTTGGCCGAAACCGCAAATGTGGCGGCGTCGGCCAGGGCGGCGGGTATTGCCAGCAGCAATGTCTATGCCGAACGGCGGCGGTCGGCGGGCTTTCGCGATGATTGGGCGCGGGCGCTGGGCGAGGGCTATGCGCGGCTGGAGACGGATTTGTTGGGCGAAGCCTTGCTGGCGGCCAATGGCAAAACGGCGGAGGCCACGTTGAAAGCGCGGGCGCAAAAGCACCGATTGGCGATTGCGTTGTTGAGCGCACATCGCGCCGCGGTGAAGGGCGCGCCGACCGCGGTGACGCCTGCGCCTGCCTCGGCAGATTTGCCGACGCTGAAGGCGCAATTGATATTGAAGTTAACCCAAATGCGCGAACGTGCGGAGCGGGCGCATGACGCAGCTTAATGCCCAGGCGCTGATGGCCATGCCCTATGAACAGATGGTCACCTGCATCAAAAGCTGGAACCGCAACAAAATGGAGGAAACGCACAGTTGGCGTTTCTGGCGACGCGATGACCAGTTTGAGCCGCAGGGTGATTGGCGCACATGGCTGGTGATGGCGGGGCGCGGCTATGGCAAAACCCGCATGGGTGCCGAATGGGTCAGCGCGCTGGCCACGCAATATCCCGGCGCGCGCTTTGCGCTGATAGGCGCGACACTGAATGAGGCAAGGCAAGTGATGGTGGAGGGTGAAAGCGGCCTTTTGGCGCTGCCTTTTGCCGAACGCCCCGAATGGGAACCCAGCCTGCGCCGTTTGACGTGGCGCAACGGAGCGACCGCCACTTTGTTTTCGGCGGCAGAGCCCGAAAGCCTGCGCGGGCCGCAGCATGATTTTGCATGGGCCGACGAAATTGCCAAATGGCCCAACGGGATCAAGGCGTGGGACAATTTGATGCTTGGGTTGCGGCTTGGGCAACATCCGCGGATCATGGCCACCACCACGCCGCGTCCTGTGCCGTTGCTCCGGCGGCTGGTGCTGGAAAAGGGCGTGGCCATAACGCGCGGCCGGACGGCGGATAATGATATGCACCTGCCGCCCGAATATTTGGCGTCGGTGCGCGCGGCTTATGCCGGCACGCGCTGGGGCAGGCAGGAACTGGATGGTGAGCTGATCGAAGATGCGGCGGGGGCATTATGGACCCGCGACCTGATTGAACGGCAACGTGTGTCTGCCGCGCCCGAATTGAAACGTATCGTCATTGGCGTTGATCCGCCCGTGTCGGAAAATGGCGATGCCTGCGGCATTGTCGCGGTCGGCATTGGTGAGGACAAGAAAGCCTATGTGCTTGCCGACCACAGCATAGCGGGCGCATCGCCCGAACGCTGGGCCCGCGCCGTGGCCGCGGCTGTCGATCTTTGGCAGGCCGACCGCGTGGTCGCCGAAGACAATCAGGGCGGCAATATGGTCGAAACCGTCTTGCGCGCTGCCGACCTTGCGATGCCGATCAAGCGGGTGCACGCCAGCCGAAACAAGTCGGCGCGCGCTGAACCCATCGCCGCATTATATGAAGCGCGCCGCGTTTTTCACACAACTGCCTTTCCCGAAATGGAAGACCAGATGTGCGGGCTGGTTTCGGGCGGCGGATATGAAGGCCCCGGCCGATCCCCCGACCGCGCCGATGCGCTGGTGTGGGCATTGACCGAATTGATGCTCGGCAAGGCCGAAAGAACGCCGCGGGTTCGGCTGCTGTAATTTAAAGGACTGGAAATGATGAATATCTTCGGTTGGAAATCAACCGGGCGTGGCTTGCTGCGTCCGGCAAAAACGCGTGTGCAGCAGGATCGTCTATCGGGCATTCGCAGCTATGGCGTGCCAAGCCTTGGCGATTGGCCACGATATTATGAGGCGCAGATGCGCGAGGGCTATCTTTCAAATGCCATCGCCCAGCGTGCGGTTCGCTTAATTGCCGAAGGGCTGGCGTCCGCGCCGCTGACATCGACCGATGCGCAAGCATTGCGGCTGGTGCAGGCAACATCGGCGGGGCAGGCGTTGATTGAAACGGTGGCGACGCATCTGTTGCTGCATGGCAATGCCTATATCGAAATATTGTCGGGCATGGACGGGCGGCCCGCCGAATTGTTCGCGCTGCGCCCCGAACGGATGACGATTGAGGCCGATGTGCGCGGCTGGCCCGTGGCTTATGTCTATAAGGCCGGCGATGTTGCGAGCCGATTGCCGGCGGACAGCGTCATCCATATCCGGTCGATTCATCCGCTGGATGACCATTATGGTCTGGGCTGCCTGGGGGCGGCATCGGGCGCGGTCGCGACGCACAATGCGGCGACGCGCTGGAACAAGGCGTTGCTGGATAACGCGGCGCGGCCATCGGGCGCTTTGGTCTATGAAATGGGCGAAAGCGGCACATTAAGCGGCGAACAATATACACGGTTGAAAGAAGAACTCGCCGCCAGTTTTCAAGGCGCAGGCAATGCCGGACGGCCCATGTTGTTGGAGGGCGGGTTGAAATGGCAGGCGATGGCACTGACGCCTGCTGAAATGGATTTTGCCGGATTGAAGGAGGCCGCCGCGCGCGAAATTTCGCTCGCCTTCGGCGTCCCGCCCGTGTTGCTTGGGCTGCCGGGCGATGCGACCTATGCCAATTACCGCGAAGCCAACCGCGCGCTGTGGAACCAGAGCATCATTCCGCTGGCACGCAAAATGCTCGCCGCAATTGGCGAGGGTCTTGCCCCTTATTTTAACGGCCTTCAGCTGGACATTGACCTCGATGCCATCCCCGCACTCGCGGAGGATCGTGAACGATTATGGGCGCAAGTCGGCGCCGCAGATTTCCTGACCGCCGAGGAGAAAAGGGCCGCGGTGGGGCTGGGGCCGGTTGAGCCCACGCCTGAGATATCGAACGAAACGCGTGTAACGGAATTGAAATTCAATCCGTGGCACGACACCGAAAACGGCCAATTCACATTTGCAGGCCAAGGGCAAAGATTTGCTGGCGGCGGCGGAAGTTTCGGCGGTGGCGGCGCTTCGGGTAGTTGGGGTAAGCCCAAGCCAAAGAAGCCGCAAGTAAGGCCCAAGCCAAGGCAGAAGGTATCTGTTGCGGCGCTTCCAATGCCTACACCGAGACGCCCTGAAGTTGTCACTTCACCAAAGCCAGAACCCAAAAATATTCGGTTAACCGAACCGACCAGTTCACGTCCCGCAGATGTACCGAAACAGGTCAAACCAACGGGGGCGCCGCCAGCGAAGCGCAGCACTGGGCTTGTGAAGGTTGCTGCGGCCGCTGCTGCTGCTGCGGCTGCTGCGGCTGCGCGGGCGGCTGCGGCCGGGAAGATCGTCAGTTCAATTAAGGTCAACGGCTATGACTTTGGAACGGATATCAGCGACAGGACGGCATTGGCATCAGGGACGTTAAGGCGAGTTCCCGATCAACCAAGATCAAGAAGCGTACAAAAAAACGCAGGAAAACCGGACCGGCAACAGGACGATCACGGTGGACATTTTATTGCTCGCGAATTTGGGGGACCACCAATCCCGCAAAATCATTTTGCCCAAAGCGGATCGTTTAACAAGGGTGCATATCGACGATTTGAGCTTAAATTGCTCAAAAAGCTCAAACAAAACCAAAAGGTTGAGGTTGAAATTCGGGCGACATATAGAGGTTCATCGCGACGTCCGGATACAATCCGGGTAGATTATTACGTCGATGGAAGGCATTCTTTCAAAATTTTCCGCAACACGCCGAAAGGTAAATGAGATGGTGAATGTCGCGATAGGGCCCATTCTCGAAGAAATCGGGCAGATCATTGCTGAACTAGTCGATGGGGATCCGAACGGGTCTTACCTTTACGCTGAAGCCGAACAAGGTTTTCAAGCACCGACCCTGTTCAAGGATCATGGCGATCACATCATCTGCTACCGACCTAATATCGAACTGTGTGATGCTATTGAAAAACTATGGGAAACGGAGCCTGACGACAAAAAGTGGCAGGCTATGCGCTATGAGGTTGAGGACAATCGGTTCAACGCTCGGTTCGAATTTCCTGACGAACTCAATCCGGACGAATGGGTTGATGATCGGCTCGAACGCGCAGTGGCCGAACGATATGGTAACAGACCAATAACTTATCCCAAACCTGACGGGACTTACCAAACTTTGACTTTAGGTGACTTTCCCGATGATGATGAAACTGGTCCAAGCTAGCCATCATCACTTTTCGGCGCGTGTAACGGAATTTTAGGGCAACCCCCGGTACGAAAAGGAGAACGCCATTAAAGGGGAGAAGTAAAATGGACCCTCGCATACAAATGGGCGATATGCTCAACGGCATTGGACAGCATCTGGCCGATATTCTCGAACATCACCCCGATGGTACATATATGTATGCCGAAGTGAGTGCAGGTTCCTGTGATGCAGGTGTTTTCTACGATGAAGGCGAACAGGTGGTCTATTACGATCCGAGTGACGAGCTGATTGACGCACTGTTCGACCTGTGGGAGTTAGCTGAGGCGGATAAGAAATGGGCTGTGCTTCATTATGAAGTAAAAAACGGAGCATTCGCCGTCCGCTTTTCCTATCCTGATCAAATAGATCCTGAAAAATCAATCGTTGAACGTCGGGGCCGCGCATTGCACGAGCGTTATGGCGACAAGCCTGTCATCTACCCTGAGCCAGACGAAAGTTACCGTATGCTGACGTTGGACGACTTTCCCGACGATGATGAAACTGTTCCAAGCTAACCGTCATCACTTTCCGGCGCGTGTAACGCCATTCACTGCCCAAGATATTGTATTTTTAAGCTTTGCTGTTGCAGCAAGCCAATCGCTGCCTGCGATGCATAGCAGAATATATATGGTCATGAAGAACCATCATTCCATTGGTGCAACATAACCCTTCTTTGGGTTCCCCACATATAGGAATTTCCGATGACAGAAAATAACCTTCAAGGTCTGCTGGAGCAGGCCTCCGAAACGGGTGCCCGGCGTGCGCTTGCCCGTTTGGGTTTGGATGACGCCAGCGCCGCAAAGGATATGAATGAGCTGCGCGAGCTTTTGTCTGCCTGGCGCGATGCCAAGCGGTCGGCGCGCAAGGCGGCGATTGGCTGGGTCGTGCGCATGGTGCTGGCGCTGTTGCTCATCGGGCTGGCTGTCAAGCTTGGCCTGTTGGGGCTGGTTAGCCAGTGAGGCTGGCTGGCTATGCCGCCATTTTTGATGCACCCGACAAGGGCGGCGATATTGTGCGCAAGGGTGCCTTTGCCCGTGCAGCCAAAGCGGGCGTTCCATTGCTGTGGCAGCATGATCGCAACCGGCGCATTGGCTATGTCGAAAGCTTGAGCGAGGACGCGCGCGGATTGCGCGTCATTGCCCGGTTGGACGACGAAGAAACGCCGGTGCAGGCCGGCACGGGCCTGTCCTTTGGCTATCGCGTCCGCGCCATGAAAAAACAGGATTACCGGGAACTGACGGACCTTGATCTCATTGAGGTCAGCGTCGTCACGCATCCCATGCAACCGCTCGCCCGCGTGTTGGCCGTCGAGGCCGCAGCGGCGGGCACAACATCCATCACCCAAGGAGAATGACATGGATTATGAAACCAAAGCTGACGCGCTCGACGCGGTTTTTGAAGGGGCGGTGGCCGCAACCGCTGTAACCCGGCCGGTTTTGTCGGGGGGCACTGTGACCGACCCCGCAAAATCGGCCTTTGTTGACGGCTATTTGCGCCGCGGTTCCGAAGTGGAGCTGAAAAGCGTTTCGGGCGTCGTTGCCGCCGATGGCGGATTTGCCGTCCCGCGCGAAATTGATGAAATCATCGATTCCACATTGAAGGCGATCTCGCCCATCCGTGCGATTGCCAATGTCGTCCGCGTGGGATCGTCGGGTTATCGCAAGCTTGTAACGCAAAATGGCGTGACGTCGGGCTGGGCATCGGAAACGGCGACACGCCCCGAAACAGCGACGCCGACATTCAACGAAATCGTTCCAAGCTTTGGCGAGCTTTACGCCAATCCAGCCGCGACACAGGCGATGCTTGATGATGCGGCGTTTGACGTGGAAAGCTGGCTCGCCAGCGAGATCGCGACCGAATTTGCAAAGGCAGAAGGCGCGGCATTTGTGAATGGCAATGGCAGCAATAAGCCCAAGGGCTTTTTGACCGCACCAACCGCGGCGACTGGCGATGCCACGCGTCCATTTGGCACGCTTCAGCACATCGCATCGGGTGTGGCCGGTGCCTTTGCCACGTCAAACCCACAGGATAAGCTCGTCGAATTGGTCCACGCCTTGCGCGCGCCTTATCGTCAGGGTGCGACATGGGTGATGAATGCGTCTACGCTTTCGGCGATCCGCAAGTTTAAGACCACCGATGGTGCGTTCATTTGGCAGGCGGGCCTAAGCGCGGGGCAGCCGGATACCCTGTTGGGATATCCCGTGGTTGAAGCCGAAGATATGCCCGATATTGCGGCCAACAGCCTGTCGATTGCCTTTGGCAATTTCAAGGCGGGCTATCTGATTGCCGAGCGCACGGAAACCAACATCCTGCGCGATCCTTATTCGAACAAGCCCTATGTCCATTTCTACGCAACCAAGCGTTTGGGCGGCGCGCTGACCAATTCGGAAGCGATCAAACTGATGAAGTTCGCCATTTCCTGATTGCGCGAAAATCTCCCCGCCACTGGGTGGGGAGATCCCTTCGGAGAATGACATGACCATATTTGTTTTTCAACGCGGCGAAACCATTTCGCTCGCGCTTGATGCTGTGGCGGGTGACCCCCTTTCCGTCACGGCGATCAGCGCGGCGATGAAGGCAGTGGCCCCTGGCCGGACAAGCGTGAGCGCCGCCGCGCCTGTGGCCGCTGCCTTTAGCATTACGCCGCGGACAGCATCGGGTGACGTGCCGGCCGGATGGAACCTAACGGTGGGGGCGGCGCAAAGCGCGCTTCTGCCGGCGGGACATTATCTGGCGGATGCGCGGATGGAGGTCGGCGGCGGGGTTATCATTACCGAAAGCATCGGCATCACGTTGCGCGAAAGCGTCACAGCATGACGATGCTTTTGCAATGGCGACAGCCACCGCCAACCATATTGGCGCGCTGGCGGGGGCCGGATGGCACGCTGGCACCGACCGTATCGGCGTCATCCATCGGGTCGGTTCCCACCATCATCGGGCCGCCGGGACCAACTGGGCCAACCGGCCCTGTGGCCGACATCATTGACGGCGGCACATTTAATTAAGGATCATATATGCCAAGAATTCAAATAAAGCGCGGCTTGAAAGCCAATTTGCCGACAGCGTCGATGTTGGCGGGTGAGGCGCATTTTACGACCGATCGTGGCACATTGCATATTGCCACTGGCGCGACGGCGCGGTTGCCCGTCGTTCCTGCGATTGACGATCTTGCGACCGTCGCATCAGTCGATGGCGCAGCGGATTTCCTCATCTTGCACGACGCGTCTGCAGTGGGCCAAAAAGAAGCGAAGATTACAGTCAACGCGTTCAAGGCGGCGTTGAATATCCCGGCGTCTGACGTTGACGAGAAAGCAGCGGTGGTCGCAGGTGGCACATCTGGTTATATTTGGGGAACAAATGGAACCGATGGGGTTATAAGATTGAATAACTCCATGGCGTGGACGAAAGATGCGGCCAATGCCTTTGTCACGCTGGCGGTCGGCGACGTGGACTGCGGAACATTCTGATGCCCAGCCTTTCCCATAAACGGGGAACGCGGGCGCAAATCACTGCCGCGGCTGCTGCCAACGCGTTGCGTGCGGGTGAAGTGTATCTGATCACGGACGAGGCGCGGCTGACCGTTGGAACAAGCGCAAACACGCATCAACCCGCCGCGAAGCAGGGTGAAGGCGGTGGCGATCCATGGACGTGGATCAAGCTTGCCGCCGACGTTGCTAATAACACCGTCACACATGCCGCTGCGACGGGTCTGTCTTTCGCCGCTGCGGCCAACACCATGTACCTTGTTGAGCTTATCGGGACCTTTCAGTCGGCGATAGCCACAACAGGCATTGCGCTTGCCCTCGACATCCCTTCTGGGACGGTGGCTGGCATGGCCGTTCATCAGTCAAATGCAACAATGCTTACCGGCACCGAACAAATTGCCGACGGGGTCACGACAGGGGCCACAACGGGTGTGCGCGCTGGCGCCACAAATATTCCGATAAGGGCCAATTTCATTGTGTCGGTGGGTGCGACGGCGGGGCAAGTTCAAT